GCGGCGATGAACGCGCCCATGAAGGCCAGCGCGATCACCGGCCGCGTCAGCGTCTTCACCACCTCCGTAAACGTCTCAGTCTTCATCTTCTTCTTCGTCTCCTCTCTCCATAGTTGGCGCCGGCGGCGCTGGCGGCCGCCGCGAACGCCGCATCCTCGAGATGGTCGAGGCGGCCGCCCAGCTTTTCCCCCACCCGTTCCATCGTCCCGTCCAGCCTGAACAGCGTCAGTAGCGCGATGAGCAGGCCGACGACCTGCGCGATGAGCACCACATTCTGCCCGCGCTCGAGCGCGGCGTGGTCGCCGTCGATCTTGCGGAATCGGCCGAGCCAGAACGACGTCGCCATGTCTCCGCTCTTGTCCTCCTCCGGGTCGATGCTGCCGTTCTTGGCGACGCCGGCGCTGCCGTTCTTGCGCAGCTGCACGACGACGTAGGCGCCGGCCAGGATCATCAGCGCGACGACGCCGAGGCCGCTGATGTCGCTCAGCGCCTTCACCACGTCGGTCGTGTTGACATCCAGCAGGAAGGTCGTCGCCGAGCGCGCCGGGTTCATCAGCCTCCATACCTCACCTTCTCGTCAGCCGCGCGCGTCGACGTTCGGATCAGCCGGATCGCGCCGCCAGCGCCGCCCGGCCGCAGCGGCAGCAGCGGGTCGTGCTCCGGGCGCCGCTCCACCGGCCGCGCAGTGAAGGAGCGCGCCAGCGCGCCACCCGGGCGGTCGGTCGGGTTCGTGAAGGCGCCGAGCCCCAGCCAGAGCGTGTAGACGTCCCACGGCGACGTCAGCATGAGCGGCGGCGCGCGCTGCGCTCCATCACGCCGGGTCCAGGCTGCTGATCGGCTGCTGGGAGCCGTCCGTCGTCAGCGCGATCGTCTCGAGGATGGTGCTGTCGTTCGTTTTGTAGACCGTGAGCGTCGCGCCAACGATGGCGCGCTTATTCACCAGGCACGCGATGGCGCCGGCGAGCGTGCGGAAGGCCGCGCTCCCCTCCACGTTCGAGATCCCGCGCGACAGCAGGTCGTCAGCCAGCTGCACCCAGTCGCCCGCCTCGGCGGGATAGAGCTGGATCGACCGCGTCTTCGCGCCGGCCGTCGCCGTCTTCACGATGACGCACACCGCGTTCGCGTTCATCTCCGTAGACGTCAGGTCGAGGTAGTACGTCCCACTGTTCGTCGCGATCTCCGTCGCTTCATTCGTGCAGTCGGCATATGTTCCAGCGTCCTTCGCGACCTCCGAGTCGAGCGACGCCGCGCCGGTCACTAAATCACCGTCCGCGTCGTAGATCTCGAAGTAGTGCCGGTAGGCGACTCCCTTCAGTGGGAACGGAGTCGCGTCGCCGCTAGCCATCAGCGTTCACCTCCTGGATCGCATCGACCAGCGACGGCCGCACGAGTCGTTCGCCAACAACCGGGGCGCCGCCGGGCTTCGGCGATGGCAGCTCGAGGTCGAACAGCCAGAGCGCGGCGTCGGGGCCCTCCGCCTCGTCGCCTTCGTCCGCCGGCTGCTCCCCAAAGAATACGCCGCGAACGTCGCCCTTGCGCCGGTGATGCAGCACATATCGTTTGCCAACCTCTAGTGCCATCACGAACCCCTTCCAATCCGTCGAACGCCCGTCAGCTCACCCAGCCGCTGTCGCATCGGCTGACCCGTGGCTACTGCCTCTGCATCGCTCGACAGCGCTACCATCTCAAACGCGATGGTCGAGACGTTCAGCCCCGCGCCGTTCGTCGAGACCACGCGGCTGCCCATCTGGAGCTTCTTCGTCGAGCCCGAGCCGTTGAAGATGCTGGAGCCGTTGAAGTAGTCCGACCACGCCCCTGCGGGCGGTGTCGTCAAATGGACGTAGTACGTAAAGAAACTGTTGGAGGGGTTCGCGTGTTGAATCTCAGAGGCGTTCCCCGCATCGTCCTTGAACCGCGCCCAATTGTCGGTCGTCTTCAGGACGACGTTGGCCCGCTGGCGGTAGATGGCGGCGCCGCCCAGCATCGTCCCTGAGAGGGCGAGTGCCCCGGCGGCCATGCCTGATACCTCTTTCCAATTCGAGTTGAAGCCGCAGTTAAAGTCCGTCGCGTCGTTCGTCGCAGCAGCGGGCCACTCATCCCATTTCGTATAAGTCCCGTTCGCCGAATTGCTACAGTCGGCCTGATCGCCGTAGTCCGTCTCGGACGTGTTGGCGTTCGGGCTCGTAACATCCGTCCAAAGAACCGCCCCTGGCCGGTCGGCCCCATCGTCGGACTCGCTGATCGCCATGAGCTCCAGGTACATGTCCTGATTGGCGATCAGCGTCGTGTTTTCGCAGAGGATCGTCGCGGCGAGCGCCGCGGCGGCAGTCCCGCTGATCTCCAGCACGCCGTTGATGTAGATGTTCACGGCGTTTGTCGCTGCTACTTTATCGACGCGGATGGCAACCTCGGTGCTGGTGGAGTAAGCGGTCGCGCTGGTGCCGATGACGGAGAGGTCGTCAATCTTCACGACCTTGATGTTGAACGTCGTATTGCTCACGCGCACCCACGAGAACTTGCAGCCGAGAGCGCGGATGAACGCCACGTCCTGGCCCGCCGAGAGGTTCACGCTGGAGTCGAGGCGGAAGCTGAAGGGGAACCACTGCTTTGCCTTCGTAAACGTGTCGCCGGTGCTATTGCCCGTCGCCGCGGACGTGCCCGTCATCCTCAGCCGATAGGTGCTGTGGGTAGGCGTTGGACTGGTGACGAGCGAGAAGCCGGTCACGGCTGCGCCGAAGTAAGCAATGATGTCGTTGATGTTGAGCGCGATCAGCTTCCGGAGCAGCGCGGCCACTACTTCGGCTCCGCGTCTGCAACGGGCTCGGCATCGACGGCAACAGCGACAGCCGCGCCCAGGAACGCATCCAGCTCGGCGTCGGTCTTCCCTACGCGGAAGAAGTCCGCCGCGTGTTCCATGACGCCGCGTATCTCCACCGCCGTCTTGTCGTAGGCGTTCAGCTTCTGCGCTTGCACGGACAGGTAGCGATGCGCGTCCTTCACGTCGCCGGGCATCTGCGAGAAGTCGGGGTACCACGGCCAGCCCTCGACCTCGGGGTGGCGCTTGCACGTCTCGACGAAGCCACGGCCCGCGAAGTCCAGCATGAAGTCGGGATTGAGCGTCGAGGGCAGGAGGTAGAGGAGGACGATCTGCTTTTGCTCGCGGTCGACGACATGGACGACCATCGCGGGCGCTTCCTTGTCGTCCACGATGAAGACCGTCCAGTCGGGGTTCTCGATGCAGAGGATAGTGAACGAGTCGCCAGGGTAGTAGGGCGGATGCGTGAGCGACGCCAGCAGCCCGAGACAGAGCGACTGGTCGACAGCGGTCGCCAGGCGGATCACAACCGTTCCCCTTGCCGTCCCTTGCGCGCCAGCTCGAGCAGCGTCCGGATGAGGGCGCCGGCGGACGGCCTCAGCGTCAACAGTGGATCGCGGATGGGCGCCGCGCCATTCGTGGGGGCCATCCTACCCATCCCTCCGCGCCCAGAAGCTGTCTTCGTCTATGACGTCGACGACGCATTCGATCACGCCGTCCTGCCCCAGCGAGAAGCCCTTCAGCCGCACCAGCCGTTCCAGCCCGCGCCCGAAGTTGAGCCGCTGCGACCGGTAGGTATAGACGCTGCCCAGCTCCAGCTTCTTCGCGTCAAACTCCGTCTCGGCCAGCGCCAGCTCGATCGTCTCGGCGACGTGCTCGTTCAGCTGGTGCTCGCGGCGCGCCGTCGCCGCCAGCGCGGCCGCGCCGGTGATCGAAGGCTCCACGACAACCCGCGTGCCAGTCAGCGCCGGTGAGCGCGGCTGTTGCCGGGGCCGCAGCGCCGGCGCATTACTGCCCGGGCTGCCCTGGCTGGCCTGCGCGGCGGCGATGTCGATCCGCGCGCGGTTGCGGAAGACGCCGGTCCCGCCGACGGCCGTGGCTGACCCGATGAACCCGCGCACGTCGCGTGTGCGCCGGGCCCGCACAAACCGTCCGGACTCCAGCACGATCGACGTGCGGTCCGCGCCCAACCGTTCCTCCCAGCGTAGGAAGGTCCGCGACGGCCCCAGCACGCTCGGCCCCTGTCCCGCGCCGGCGTTCCCCGTGCCGGCCGACGAACCGATGAACTCCTGGCCCAGCGCCCACTCCCACCCGCCGCTGCCGCGCACCATCGCAGCCAGGAAGTCGAGCAGCGTCCCGCCCGTCGGTGTGTAGGGCACGGTCGGCCCGACCGACCGCGGCAGCTCGCACATCAGCGGGGGCGCCGCCCTCCCGTTCGCGTCCGCGAACACCCGCCGTATCCACTCGCCCGAAGAGAGCGCCAGCTCCGGCCAGTCCAGCGGCTCGGCCGCGATGCCGAAGAGCGCGCCGGCGTGGTCGTCGCACTCGATGGTGTTTGACGAGCCCTCCTCGTCTTCGATGATCCGCCGGATGAAGCCGACCCACGGATGCACGCGCGCGCTGCCGCCGCTGCCAACACCGGCGTCCGTCGCCGGGTCGCTGCGCAGGATGCGCACCATGGCGCCGAGGTCGAGGTAGTTCGCGTTCGCGTCGTTCACCGCCACCAGGAACGACGCGCTGTTCGGCCCGTTGATCGAGAAGCCGTAGCGGCATTCGCTAACCAGTAGCGTCGCCCACGGCGTGTGCGCGCCGTATGGGTCGCAGATCTCAACGGTGACGGTCGGGACGGCCATCGTTCACGCCGCCGCCTTCCCGCGATGCTCGAATACGATGTCGGTGTTCGACATGTCGAACTCGTCGTACACGATGCTGTTGTTGCCCGGCGCGAGCCGGAAGAGGTCGGCGCGGTTCGAGAAGTTGACGACGCCCGCCACTTCCATCGACCAGTTGCCGACGATCCAGCGCACCGTGCGCGCTTCGAAGTCGATCTCAAGTGATTGATTCGTCTCCAGCCAGCAGTCGATGTCGACGTAGTCCCCGGTCGTGCTGTTCGTCAGCCGCCCGTTGCAGTGGTAGACCGAGCCGTGCCCGATGCCCGTCCCGCCCTCGCGGTCGACATACGGCGTGTATGCCTCCGGTGAGTAGGTGCCCGTCCCGTCGTTCAGCTTCAGGATGATGTTCTTGAACAGGGCGTTCGACTGTGAGGCCAGCACATCGACCTCCGCCTGCACGGGCCCGCCATTCGCGTGCAGCACGCGGTACCACGGCAGGATGCCGTTGACGATGTAGCCACCGCCTGCGCCCGCCTGCTGGTATGCCATCTGCTGGCTGCCCGTCTTGGAGTTGCCGCCGGCCACTAGTAAATTCCCCGAGCCAAAGACGCTGATCCGGATGCAGAGCTGATAGACGCCGGCTTTGAGCTGCATCCCATCGCCGGTATTCGCCGTCCACAGATAATTGACGAAACCGGTCGTGATGCCGCCGGCCGTCGTCGCTCCGCCCGTCGTAAAGAAGCCGAGAAGCGCCGCGTCAACGGGCCGGCTGCCGCCGATCGGGGTGTTGTCGCGGATCAGGCATTCGAACGTGAAGCTGTCTCCGCCGCCTGACTTCTTCAATTTCAACTCGACCGCCTCGATGCGGCTGTCTTCCTTCAGCTCGAACGGGATGCAGAGCTCCTGCGCTGTGTTGTTCTGGCCGATTGAAGCGGCTGCCGCCGTCAGGTCGCCCGTAATGGGCGCGCGCACGCCGGAGAGCACGACCCGCTTCAGCATGTCCGGGATCGTCTTGTTCTGGCCCGTCACCAGCGCCTCGTTCACGTCCTGCAAATCGATCGCATTCAGCTCGATGCCATCTTCCGTCTCGCCAACCGCGCGGAGGCGCACCGCGTCGCGCTTCTGCGCGTCGTAGGTCAGCACTGTGCTCGAGTGCGGATGCGAGCGCTGCGGGAGATTCATCACATAGCGCGGCACTTCAGGCTTACCGCCCAGCGGGACGTCGTCGGTCCAGCCGAACTCGACCGCGCTGTTCGTCTCGATGCGCATGCCGCGGCAGCGGTTTTGATCGTCCGGGCGGGGGAACGGTCCCGCCGGCACTTCGCTTGAGGGCAGCCACATCGCCGTGCGGTTCGGGTATGCCGGGTCATAGCTGCGCGACCAGACGTCGTCGGCCAGGTCGCCCCAGCGCCACTCTTTGTTCTTGCTCGTCTTCAGCTGGATCGCCGGCCGCCGCTCAAGTTGGCTCGGTGGCTGCTGGTCGGGGTTGAAGAAATAGCCGGCGGCATGCACGAACAGGATCGGGTTGAAGAACGCGGGCGCAGCCGCGGCGTGGTTCGCCACCGCAGTCCCCCACATGCCGCGCCGGATGCCCGTCACGCGGCCGAGCGCCAGGTCCCGGCCGGTATAGCCGATCAGCTCGCTCTCGATGGCGAAGATGCCGACGTCGGCGATCGCCCCCACCCCTTCGTAGAACTGCAGGTAGCTGTCGTTCGCAGGGTACGGCCCGCTCGTCAGCGTCACCGTCGGGATGAGCTTCACGCGCGCCGGCATCGACATGTTGCCCCATATGCGCGACGTGCCGTTCGGGACGGCGACCCAGGCGTCGCCCGACAGCCCGTTCTGATAGAGCCGGAAGTCGCTCGCGTTCCGCAGCATCCCGCTCATGTACATCACCGAGTTGTCCGGCCATGCGCGGGCGGTCGTGCCGCCAACGCCGCGCTGGACGTTGTTGATCACCGTGCCGCTCTTCACGCCGTAATAGCACTGTTCGACGTTCACACCATCGTCGAAGATGAAGAACCCGCCCGACGCTGGCAACCCCCCGCCGACCGCCGTGTCGATCGACCAGCTGCTATCGCCGCTCCCGATCCCACCGCCGAGATTGATCTGGTTGCTGATGCCGGCGACCTTCACGACGGACGCCAGGTCCCGGGTGCCGTCCGCGCCACCCTGGTCGCACACCTGCACCGGCAGGTTGGCCCACGCGTCCGGCGAGCGGTTCACGATGAAGCCGCGCAAGGTCGAGATGAAGTCGTAGGCCGGGTCGGGCCCCTTCACGGCGCGCGGCGTGATCGTCACCTTCGGCTTCGTCGTCTTGTTGCCGTTGTTCGTCATCGTGTGCGAGTCGCTGTCGCCGCTCTTCGCCAGCCGGCTCGTGGTGGTGGCGGTATTCTCTTCCCACAGCGCGGGCGCCGGCACGAACAGCTTCACCAGCACCTCGATCGCGTTCAGCCAGCTCACTGAGATCACTGCTGCCGCCATCCGCCAGCTCGTGCCTGCGCCGTCCGTCGCCCGCACGAACGCCAGCGCCTTGTCCGGGTCGAACGTCTTGATCACGGTGTCGCGGTCCGAGTCCTGGATCGCCGCCATGTGGAAGTGCAGCTCGAGCACCCGGCCCTGCGGCTGCGAGCGCACGTATTGCGCGCCGCGGCCGACGACGTCCGCCGCCACGACGCCGATGCCGCTCGCATCGTTCATCGTCCCGTTGGAGAACGTGAAGTGGGCGTTCTTGAACGTGCCGGACGTCAGCGCGACTCCGTCGAAGTGCGTCGGGGTGCGGGCGAAGGCGGCCACGTCAGCGTCGCGTTCTCATCAGGGAAGGTGCGGCGCGAGCGATTCCAGCGCGGTGCGCCCGTCGCCCTGCAGCTGGATCGGCCCGTAGATGTTGTAGATGGGCTGACGCCAATCAGTCTTAGATGTTGCGACGGGAGCTCCAGATTGTCCCTCGAAGACTTCCGGCGCGATACCGTAGAAGCCATGGCGCCTAGCCTCACCGTATGACACGCCGCCGCCCTCGAAGACTTCCGGCGCGATACCGTAGAAGCCGTTCCGCTTGGCTTCCTGATAGAGCGCGCTCCCGGTGGCGCCGTTCGCGGTCGCCGCCGCGATGGCTGGGCCAATTGTCCGAAGCCAGCCTTGGAGTCCGCCCCAACTCGAACGCATCCCTTCGCCGAGCCCGTCCATGATGAGCTTGCCAGATTGCACGAGCAATTCTGCGTCCCGTTCGGCGGGGCCCTTCAGGCCCTTGATCCATCCGCCGACTTGGCCCAGCCAGCCAGAGACATCCTCCCAGCCTTTCTTTAGGCCATCGAGGAGACCTTTCATGATGTCCTTCCCGATGTCGAAGAGCAGGCTGCTTAGGTCACCGAGCGCAGCAAGGATCTGTGGCCCCAACGCGGCGAAGAGATCAGCCAGTATCTTCAGCCTGGCTTTCAGGTCGTCCTCGACCATCTGGACGGCAGCGGCGACGATCGCCTTCACGTCGTCCCACAGCTTGCCCCAGTTGCCGTGGAAGAGATCGCTGAAGAACTGGAAGACTGCCATGATGAGCCGCAGGCGGTCCTCGATCGCGGTCTTGATAGCGTTGAATACGTCGATGATCAGCTTCTTCAGCGCGCCCAGGTGCTCGTCGATGAAGTCGTTGATCGCGGTCCACACCTCGACCGTTTTCGCCTTGATTTCGTCCCAATGCCGCGCGAGGAAACCGATCAAGGTGATCAGGCCGACGATGGCGACAATGGCGGCTGCGCCAGGGCCCAGCGCGACGAGGATGGCTACGCCGATCGCGGCGATCGCTGCGACTAGGATGGGCTTGTGGTTGACGATGAACTCGAATAGCGGTTGGATGGTGCGCAGCCCGAGCTTAAAGTTCTCCCAGACGGCGAGTAGGTGCGGCTTCAACTCATCGAACGCGTGGCGTAGATCGCTCGCAAACCGCTCGATCTTGCCGAACACCCCTTCGCTCGTGATGTCCGGGTCCTGCAACGTCGTGAAGAAGTCAGCGATCGCGCGGCTCAAGTTCTCCGCTCCGCGGCTGATCGAGTCCATGTGTTTCGCGAGCTTCGTCGACAGGAACGTCGCGAACCGCGTCAGCACCGGCAGCAGCGCCATGCCGATGGCCTCTTTCACGTTCCCGATCTGAGTCTGCAGGATCTTCATCTTGCCGGCGAAGGTTTGCCCGGCGGCGCGGGCGCTGTTGCCGAACTCCGTGTTGAGCTCCTGTAGGATCACTCTTTGCGCGCCGGCGACATCACCCGCGTCCATCATCGCCTGGATCTGATCCTTCTGGGCATCCGTCAGCTGCACCCCGACGCGCCGCAGGGCCGTCACGCCGGCGATCGGGTCGTTGAGCGCCTTACCAAGCCGCATCGCCGAGCTGACCGAGTCCTCGCCGAGCGCCGTCGCCATATCGAGCGCTGCCTCCGTCGCCTGGGGGAACACCTTCTTGCCGACGTTCGTGAACGTCAGCAGCATGTTCTCGGTCGCCTGGATCACCTCGTCGTCGATCGGGATTACGCTCGAGAGACTGTTGGCGAGACCCGACACCGCGGCGGCGGTGACGCCGGCGATGCCCTTCGTTGATGCGAGCACTGCGTTCGTCTGCGCCTGCACCTTCTGGGCCTCCGCCGCCTCCTGGACGAATCCTTTCAACGCGACGACGGCGATGCCGATGCCGCCAGCGGCGGCGAGGCCTCCGACCTTCAGGGCGCCGCTGAGGGCGCCGCCCAGGCCTTTCACCTTGCCATGAATGCCGTCGAGGGTCTTACTCGCCTCGTCTCGGGCTTTGATTAGAATCGCCAGCTCCGCAGCTGTCGTCATGTGTTACCCTCGCGCTCCCGATGCGCCGAGGCCTTGCAGCTGGCGCTCGATCATGAGCTCCTGCTGCCAGTGGTTCACGAGCGCGAGCGCCTGCGTGCTGATGTGCGGCATCAACTTAAACTCCGTCACTGTCGGTCTCACCCCGGCGGCGAGCCATCGATGGGCATCGAGTATTGCTAGCCATTTCCGTCGGTGCCGCTCCGGGATGTCGGGGTGGTGCTTCGGAGCGAAGCTGACCGCCCTATACCATTCCCGGAGCTGGACGCTTCCCCCTCTGTGATGACACTCATCGCAGCGATCTCGCGGGCGGCCCAGCGCAGCGTCCTCCGGTCCAGTTCCTTGCCGATGTCGTCTCGCATTTCGTTGGTCAGCGGGATCGCGTCATAGTCAGATCCGTCCCACGACACGAGTCCGAACTTCACCACTGTCGCCGGATCAAGACTTCCGAGTGGATCGATTGCCGGGCTGCGGCCATCACTTTCGCCGGCGCTCTCGGCGGCGGCCGCAGCTTTCGCCGCGCGCTCCTCCGCGAGGATCGTCCTCACTTCCTTCATCAGCTCAGACTCCTCGCCGTTGTTGCCGCCGCCTGCCAGCGACATCAGGGCGTCCATCGTCTCTTTGCTGTAGCGCGTTGAAAGCGCAGTCGCGTGCGCCGCCTCTGCATCATCGACCTCTGCATCGCCCAACGGGCGCAGCATGAAGTAGTTGCCGGCTTCGTGCGGGATTTCCATTCGTTGGGGCGTTTGGTGCTTGACCAGCATCAGCGGCCTACCTCCGCCGGCGTTCCCAGCGGCTCTCTCCCGATGGCGCCGCGGCCGGCCGCCGTCCCCTTCAGCACGTCCTCGAGCGCGCCCTTCGCGCGGTCCGTCGCGACGGCCAGCGCGTCCCGCTCTTCTTTACGCGCTACCTTCGCAGCATCGTCCGCGTCCGCCGGGAGCTCCGCCAGCTCGAGGTGCGTCGCCGTCTGCCGCAACATCCCGAGCGCGTCATGCACAACCGCGGGGTTGCCGACGATGGTCGTGAGCGCGCTCATGCGCAGCTCCTGCTGCTCGGCGTCGAGCGTGTCGATCTCCGTCGCGGACCCTGCCCGCTCTTCGATCAGTGCGCCGGTCGCCGCGTCGTATAGCAGCGTCGACGCGGCGATCCTGATGCGGTGCTTCGTTGTGACCTGTGCCTCTGTTTCTGTGTCCGTAACCATGGCGTTTGGGCCGTTGGCGCTTGGCCGTTCCTCCGTCCTTTCTCGAGGTAAACAAAAAGCGTGCCGGACGTTGGGCCGCTGTTGCGGCTCCTTTCGTCCTCCGGCACGCTCAAGGCACGCTCTCTCGGGAGGCCTGCTGGTTTGCCCAGCTTATTCAGTTGTCGCGCAGCCCGCGCACGTCGTGCGGTCCTGCGTTCGCCGCTACCGTACCACCGTCGCCGGCGCTCTGTCAAACAGCACGGCGCGCACGTGCGATTTGCCGGCGCGGTCGTCGCCGACGATCCAGCTGCGGCGGCCGCACGCGGCGTTCCGGCAACGGACCCGCAGCGCGCCTGTCATCTTCGCGGCCTCGCCCAGCACGGCATCGCAGCCGGGCGCAGGGCAGACCACCGCCTGCAGCACGTTCTCTCGAGCTGTGTTCTCCGCCTGTTGTACGCGTTTCCGCCGCGCTGTTCGCCGCTGCGGCGGCATGATGCCGGTCTGACCGTTTATGCCGCTCATCGCCCTCCTGCGGCCTCCGATATCGCTATCCGTTACAGCACGCCGGCCGTGTTGACGAGGACCGCCTGCGCGAAGTTCACGTCGTCGGTGCTCCCCTCGAGCTGCAGCGTGATGACCTGTTGGCCGTCCTGCTCGTCGCTCGGGAAGATGCTCGCTGGCGTGTGCTTCACCAGCGCCTGCAGCTTGAGCGTCGCGTTCGCGCTCACGACGTTGCGGATCTCGACCGCGCGCAAGGTCCCTGCCTCCGCCGCTGTCTTCTCCGTCGCCCACTGGCCGCCGGCGGTCGCCAGCATCACCAGCTCGATCATCACCTTCACCTCGTCAGGGTCGACGCCGTCGAGGTTGAAGTCGAGGTCGGAGCGCGCATCGTTCGTGTAGAGCGGCTTGGCGCCGCTGCTGAACGTATACTTCCAGCTCAGCAGCTGGCCGGCGATGTTCGTGCCGCCGAGGCCTGCGAACGTCGTGTCGATGTAGAGCGTGGAGAGCGCGACGGGGCCCTGGACGATCGCCGGCACCGCCTGGCCGGCGGTGAGCGTCGCCGTCTGAATGCGCCGCCCGAACCCCTTGGCGCTGAACTTCACCTGCTCGCCAGAGCCGCCGGAGAATGCCAGCTCCTGCAGCATCCCATATCCGAACTTCCAGTCGGACGGCGTCGCCCCGTCCGTCATGCGGTATTCGAACGTCCGGCTGGCCAGCCCAGGGTTCGCCGTCGGCACGCGCGTCCAGGTTGACGTATAAGGCGGCCCGCCGCCGACCGCGCCGACCCCGTACGCCATCGCCAGTAAGTGCTGCAGCTGATCGTAGACAACCGGCGTCTCGGGGATCTCCCATTCGACGCCGCGCCTCACCACCACCTCGTTGCCGCGGTTCGCCAGCACGAGTCCTTTCGCGATCTTAGGCCGCGCATACTCGTCGATCGGCGTGATCTTCAGCTGCTCGACGGCGCACTTCGACGTCGCGGCGACGAGCGTCCCCTTCGTGCTCTCGAGCCCGCTCTGGATGAGCTGCAGGCCTCGGTTATAGACGGTGGTCGGCATGGCTCGCTATCCTTCCTTCCGCTCGCGGGCGTTCGCGGTGGCGCCGCGCTCCGCGCGCTCGGGGCGATCAGCCACGTGCTCGTACAGCACGCAGCTGTGGCCGGGCGCGCCACCGCGTTCCTCTTCTGGATGCTGGCACGTCGTCAGTGAACCGGCCGCGCCGCCGATCCGCTCTTCCAGCTCCGCCATCTCGGCGTCGCTGATCGTGATGTCGGGCCCAGCCGGCACGCCCGGGATGTTGGGTCCACTCTCGCCGCCGATGTACTTCCACATAGCTACAAGTTCCTTCCTTACGCCTGGTTCGCGACCCCGTGCGCGAAGTGGACGGTCAAGAGAAAGTCGATGCCCGTGTAGAACGTGCCGCCGTAGGTGAAGCCCGCCGCCTCCTCCGCGATCGGCCCTTCGATCGACTGACAGGTCTGGTTAAGGCTGCTCGCGTCCGACAGCTTGTTATGAAGGTCGAACGGCCCCGGCGTGCTCTCGTCCTCGCCCAGCACGGCGCTCCGGAAGGCGTCGACCAGCTCCGCCGACTGCGCCAGGTCCGCGTCCTTCACCAGCAGCCGCATTCGCACCACGTATGTCTGCTTGCGCAGCTGGCCGCTCGGCCGCTCGTTCCGCGGGACGGCTGGCGGGTAGATGATGAAGCACGGCGTGTCCTGCACGGTGCCCGGTGGCGACGTGTACACCTTCTTGATCTGCATCGCCGACGGCGACGTGATCGCGACTGCCAACAGGTGCTCGGCAATCCGCGCGCGCGCGTCCGTCCACTTCTGTGCCATCGCGTTGCGCCCTTCCTACCGTCCCCACCGCCGCCGGATCTCGAGCGCGATGTTGCGCATCGTGCGTTCGACCTCGCGCTCGCCCCATTCGGCAGCCCTCGACATGAAGAACACGCCCCGCGTGCCGCGTTGTCGGATGTCTTGCACGAGATGCCATGCCTTCGTCGACACGCCGTGCAGGACGGCCCAGCGCGCGATCGCCTTCACAGGCGGCGGTTTCCCTGGACGCCGGCCTTCCTCGACGGTCTGCGCGATACCACTGCGCGTGTATACCCGCGCCAGCTCGTACAGCGCGCGACCCTGTGGCGCGATCTCGGACTTCACCGTGTAGCCGAGCGTGCCCTTGTCAACAGCGTGCGGCTTCGCGAATTCGCGCGCTTTCGCCTCTATGCCGCGCACCAATACAACTAACTCCGGCTGCAGTGGATCGAGCACATGCTCTAGCTTCCGTGTGAGCCGCTGGACGCCCTCAACTTCGACCGACATCTTCACCATCGCGTTGCGCGTCCTCGCCTCATCGGATCATCACCTGCCGGCCGTACTGCGCCTTGATCATCTGCACCAGGCTGAACGCGGTCCGCGACAGGTTGACCGCCTGGTCGATCTGCTCCAGCGCCAGCGTCATCCCCGATTCCTCCATGTCGCGCAGCTCGCGGGCGATCGCGATCGTCGCGTTCTTGATCGCGCTGGGCACGGCCGGCCAGCCGAAGATCGCCGTCACCTGCACCGAACGTTTCTGCCACGGCCAGATGCCCAGCACGGCGTTGTCCGGCCGGAGCTCGAGGAACGTCCAGGGCTCCGGCTCCGCCTGCTTGTCGACGTTTGCCGGGCCAGTCCAGAAGTGCGTGTCGATAGTCAGCGTCTCGTCTGAACCAGTGAACGCATAATCCCCGTCGAGGTCCACCTTCACGATCAGCCCGGTCAGCGTGGCGATGTCGTCGACGTGCAGCTTACAGCCGCCGGTCGCGTCGTATACCCGTGTCACCACCGACGCGTCCTTCGTGAAGTGGCGGGTAGCGAGCCCCGGCACGCCCGGCGAGCATTCGCGGTCGATCAGCCGGGAGATCGCGCCGAGCAGCGGCGTGATGACAGTGGCGTCATCCGCCGAGCTGCTCTTCGTCACGCCCGCGCGGTACTCCGCGGCGGTCGCGTATGCGTCTCCAATCGCGGCTGGCATGTGCGGTCCCGGTCCTCTCGGCTGCCCTCGCCTTCGCTATTCGCCTTCGCTATTCGCCGGCGGCGGCGCTGGCGCTCGAACTGCCGGCAGAGGGTGCGGCACTAGGCGTCTTCCGCGCTGCAGTCTTGCGCGCCGGCCGGGCGCGGGCCGGTCGTGCCGGACGCGCTGCCCGCGTCGTCGCCTGCTCGTCGGCCGAGCCTGCGCTGGTGTTCTCGTCACCACTGGACGCGCGATCGCTGTCACCGCCCTCGCCGGCGGATGCGGCCGCGGACGCAGCGGGGTCCGGCTCGGCGGGCGCCGCTTCGGCATACCCCGCCTCGATCAGGCCGGCCGCCTCTTCGTCCTCGAGCTCGAGGATCCCGCCCTGGCGGGCTGTCCCGGCCGGGCCCGCATACGTCGTCTTCATCCGTACTTTCATCATCCGTTTGGTCTCCTATCTACCCTTACGCGACCACGACGATGAACCGTCCGAGCTTCACATTGCCACCCTGCGCGATCACGATCTTGATCCGCTCTGTTGCCGCGACGATGTGGTCCTCGACGGAGTCGCCGGCGGCTGCGAACAGTGATGCGACGCCGGCGTTGTCATGTGTGGCCTGCCGGGGCGCAACCGTCTTCGACGCGTTCACGTTCAGCTCCGCCCACACGCCCTGGAGGCTGTCCTCCGTCGTGATCGTGAAGTCGACGCCGTTGTCGAACGGCGTCGTTCCATCCTTCACGTATGAGATGCTCTGGATCCGGCCCTTGACGACCGGCGTGTAGGCGGTGGCCGACCCATCTGCGGCCGTCGTGATGTCGACAATGTGCTTCTCTGCGTAGCTCATGCGTTTGGCTCCAAGCCCCCGTCCTAGCGGCCTAGCTCTTCCGCTGGTAGGTCAGCCACGTCGCATACACGTACAGGATGTCCGTGCCGTGCGCGGCCGGCGTCAGCTCGATGCTTGCGCTATTCGGGTAAGCGCCGACGTCGACGGCGGCGATCGTCCGCGTGTACTCGGTGACGGTCACGCCCGTGACGGCTGCCGTGTTCCCGCCCGCGTTCGTGTCGCCCACGCCTTCGAAGAACGCGACGCCCATCACCGGGATGTCGGTGGCGCCGGCCATCGCGGCCAGCATGTGGAACACGATCGTCGCGGCGTCGTCCAGGTCTGCCGGATACGCGAAGTCCGCCGTGATCGGCACGACGCCGGCGGCCGCCCACGCGATCCGCAGTTTCTTGTCGGTGGCGCCGTTCACTCGCTTGAGGGACGGGGCGGTGTCCAGCGCGAGCTGGCCGCCATTGCCGCTCGCGACGGCGATCGCCGGGATGTCGCTCGAGGCGATCAGGCGCCAGCTGCCCAGGTTGAGCGGGATGTGGCCGATCTGTAGGTTGGCGCTCAGGTCGGCGACGCCGATCTCGCCCGGGGCGAGCGCCAGGCCGCCGGCGGCGGCGACGGCGACCAGGCCGCCGCTCTCAACGGTGACGATGCCACCGCTCGCGACAACCAGCTCGTCTCCGCCCTGCTTGCGATAGACCTTCGGTGCGTATGTTCCGTCCGGCATGATGGTGTGGTGCTCCTTCCTTTCCGTTGGCTGCAGTGGGGGTCGGGCGTTCTTCCAGGGCCCGACCCCCACCTATCCCTGGTGGGAACGGAAACCTATTCGACGGCGGCGGCGGCGGTGGCGGCTGTTACGCCGTTACGCCGTCCCCTCCGCGGGGCTCGTGTGCTCCTCGTCGTGCGTCACCGTCGCGTCCTGCGTGACGGGCAGCTTCCGCGCGCCGTAGAGCTCCGCGATCACCAGGTCGACCACCGCATTCTGCGTCGCGCGCAGGATGTGCACCTGCACGTAGCGCTTGCGCGGCCGCATGATGTCGCTGATCACGAGCGAGTTGTCGTCGGTGTCGAGGACTGTGATGCCGGAGCCCAGCAGGTCGGCGCCGGACGTCAGCGCCGTGGCGCTCGACTTCGCGTCGGCCTCCTGCACCTTGACCGACGTCGCCGCGCCGTTCGTGATGGCGCCGAAGCCGACGATGAACCGCACGGCCTCGTAGTTCTGCATGTCGACGACGATCGAGTCCGTGACATCGGTCGCGCCGGCGGCGACAGGTGCGTGCGTCCGGAACGTCTTGATTTTCTTCGTGAGGTGCTGCACAGTGTTTCTCCCTTCCTGTCAGCTCTTGTGCTTGTCGTTGGTTGGTTTGCTCACCGCCGGGCGGCTCCACTAATGTCGGACGCCGCCCGGCGGGAAAGCCCCGTTTTCGCGCTGAGCCTTACGCCAGCTTCACCCGCGTGAACGCCTCGGCCAGCACCGGCATGCCGTCCGTCTCCTTCCGGAGGATGAAGCCGACCTGGTTCGTCTCCGAGTACAGCTCCACGAGGCGCTCCAGCTCCATGGCCAGCGAGTCGGCGATCCAGTACCAGCTCCAGTCGGCCAGGATGCCGACGTACAGCCCGGTCGTGAACGTGTTCGGGATGAACTCGCTCACGTCCATCGGGAACGACAGCAGGCGGTCCGGCTGGCCGTCGCGCACCGATGGCTGCCAGATGTACTGGCCGTCGCCGTCCTTCAGCTTACTGATCTGCTTGATCGCGTCGCGGTGGAAGCCCCACCGCAGCCGCGGCCAGTACTGCGCCTTGGTGAAGTACTTCGCCTCGATCAGCCCGTCGAAGGTGATCGAGGTCGTGGTGTTCCCCGTGCTGATGTCGCGGCTTGTCGGGACACCGTCCGGGCTCGCGGTGAAGGCGCCCAGCGGCTGGCCCGCGCCGGAGCCGGTGAGGAACGCCTTCTCCTCGGTGACCCCGAACTTGAAGGCGAGCCGCTGCTGCACGATCCCCTCGATCGGCAGGGCGGAGCGGCGCAGGAGCGTCTTCGACACCTTGATGCGCTTGGCCACCGGGTGCGGCCGCAGCTCGCGCTTGCCGAAGCGCATCGCGCTGTCTTCGTTGCCGGTCCCCAGCTCGACGGTCCAGTCGCCGTCGTCCGGGTCCGCGTCCAGCGACGGCACGCCGAGCGAGTCGGCGTCGGTCACTGGGAAGACGGTGGCGTTGCGGCGGATGTACACCGCGTCGTCGACCGCCTGGATCAGCCGCGCGATGAACTCCTCGGGCCGGACGGTGTAGCCGCCCAGCACGTCCGAGTCGCCCTGCAGCGCGCGCTGCTCGTCCTCCGACAGCGCGCTGATGTCGCGGTGCTCGAAGCGGTACCCGCCGTTTCTCGATTGGTCGCCGAGGAACGTCCGGAAGGCCGCGCCGCGCTCACTCTCCCAGGTGCGGATGGCGGCCAGCGCTTCGCTGGCGTTGGCGGGGGCGCCGCTGCCGCCGCCCGAGCCGCCGCCCTGCTCACGGATGCGCAGCGCGTCCTCGGCCGATCTCCGCTCGGCTTCGATCTGGCGCTCTTCGCGCTCGATGCGCTGCTCGAGCAGTCCCAGCTCGCCCTGGCGGGCCGTCCGCTGCTCAGCGGAGATCCCGGTGGCGTTCGGGTCGCCCTCAACGCCGTAAATCCGCTGGAACTCTTGGTTCTCTTCCGCGTTCAGGTCGCGGTTCTCGGTCCCCGCGCGGTCCGTCAGCTCGCGCCCGCGGGTGACGAGCGTCATCCGCTGTTCGCGCAGCTCTCGAATGTTCGTTGGCATGGTGGTTACCCCTTCCCTTGCTCGGTCTCGTCGGCGGTTGCCGATCAACGGGTGCCGGGGGCAACGAAAAAGCGCGTCGCTACCGGCACCGCGTGTCGCGCTGTTCGTCGTTCGCGACTACGGTTGCCGACAGCTTCGCGCCTCGCATCAGCGGGCGGGCTTGCTGTCTGCGCTCGTCAGGTTGCCGCGTCAGCGGCGTGCCGGCGTTCCGGCGCTGTGAGCGCGCCCGTTGTGGCCAGTATCGTCGCCCCGGCCGTTGTTGTCAAGTCCTTCGTGCGGCGTTTACCGCGCGAGCTGCTGTTCGCGGCGAGCACGATCGAGCAGCGGCGTCGCCGAGCCGGCCGTGCGCTGCTGTTCGCGGTGCGCCTCGAGTGATCGCACCGCGACCGCCAGGTCCGTCTGCGGGTATGCCGGGAACGTCGCCGGCGAGACGTCGCGCAGCTGCGCCTTCCGCAGCCGCCGCAGCTCGCCGCCGTCTTCGTGCCGCTCCCACACGTCCTCGATCGTCCGGAAGCCGAACGACATCTGTGTCACGTCGCCGCGCTTGATCGACTCCGCGATGTCGCGGCCGGCGTTGGTGTCCGGCAGCTCGCACTCCGTCGCCAGCCCGCGCGCGTCCTCGCGCAGGCGCAGCGTCCCCGCCTTGTTGCGGCCCAGCACGAGGCTCGAGTCGTGGTTGACGAGCGCGCGGATGTCGTCCACGCCCAGGCTCTCGGTGAAACAGCCCGGCTCCACCAGCTCGCGGAAGCCGCCCAGGTCCTCCGACAGCACGTTGAACACCGCCGCGTAGCCCCGCATCGTGCCGGGCCCGGTGGCGCCGGAGCCGGCCGGCGGCGGGTCAACCCGCAGCTCCGTCACGGTGAACGCTCGCCGTTCCAGTTGGTCCATCGTCGGTGTCGGTGTCGCTGTCGTCATGCCGTCTTCCTCCTCGATCCTATGCCGGTCCGATCGTGCAGTCGCAGCCCTTGTGTAGCGGCGGGTGCAGCGTCTTGCTTGCGGTAAGCGGCGTCTGGCCGGTCGCGCCGGCGATCCCATCGCCCGCGTTCGCGAACGTCTCTTCGATGCCGACGATCTGCCCGCTCAGGTTCTCGCACAGCGGGCATCCGCCGGCCGAGTTCCATACCAGCTTCGTCACGCCCGATTGGCGCCATGATTCGCGCGAGAAGGCGCCGCCGGCCTGGATCGTCTCATGCGCGGCGACGCTGGCCGGCCGTTCGTCTCGCCAGTTCGCGAGCAGTGCGTCCATGCCGCTCATCAGCTCGTCCGGCTGATCGGCAGGTAGAGCGGCGGCGGCGGCCGCCAGCACTGCGGTCAGCTCTGATCGCGACTCCCCCGCGTGCCGCGCTCCATAGGCTCCGGCATACGCGGCAACGAACGCCGTTAGGTCGACCGCGTCCGGGTCGGCCCCGTCGACGAGATCGACGGCCGCGGACCGTACAGCCTGCGCGTAGGACGTTGCCACGGGTGCGAGCCCGGCTGCGGCCGCGCCATCAAACGTCCGATAGAAGTCCTGCTGCCAGGTCTCGAAGTCGGCCAGCGATCGCGTTGATCGTGGCGCGGCCTGCTGCGCCATCTTCCGGAACTGGCGTTCCACCTGGTCGGCCTCGCGCCGCAGCACGCGCCGTGCGGCGTCTTCAAACAACGGCTGGAACGCGCCGCGTAACTGCACGAGGCGGTCCGCCGCGCGGCGCTCGCGTCCGAGGATCACGGTGCGACCCGCAGTGGCGCCGGCACCGCCGCCGCTACCGCTGCCACCACCACCACCGCCAGCGGGGCCATCGGGCAGCTGGATCAGCGTCACGGGTGGCAACCCGAGGTGCCGCATCGCGGGCAATCCGGCCGCCGCCGCCGCATCGATCGGGTCGTAGCCCGCGCGGACGAGCGCGCTCGCCATCTCCGCGCGCTGCGACGGCGACATACCATCCGCCGTCGCCGGCGTCATGTTCAGCGGGATGTAATGGACGTCGCCGCCTTCTATTGGCGGCTCGTTCTCTTCGTGCAGGATGTCGTTTTGCGACTTCGCCCCGATGCCGAACGCGGTGGCATGCGCCTTCCAGCGCGTCTCCGTATCGCCGCGCAGCAGAGCGTCGAGCAGGAACTCCGGGACGTATTGCCGGCGCTCAGCCGGCGTCAGTAGGTCTAGCGCCGCGCGTTGCTCGAAACGCACCGCCCACGGGCGGATGCAGTCGACCACTGCCTCGATCCCCTGGTGCTCGATGTTCGTGAACGTCGCGTCGTCCATGATGCCGACCTTGTGCGGCGGGACCTTGAAGATCCGGGCGACGTCTTTCGCGTTGAAGCCCATCGTGGCGATCCATTCGGCGTCGGCCGGGCTCAGCGTGATCGGCTCGTACTTCATCCCCTCCTGCAGGATCGCCGTCTTCCCCGCGTTCACAGCGCCGCCCTGGTTCGTCTGCCAGTCTTCGCGCAGGTTAGCCTTCGTCCCTGGGCTCAGCTTCGACGGGTGCGTCAGCACGCCGCCGGGGCGGCCGCCGTTCTTGAATGTCGCGCTGCCGTACTTCGACGCGGCCAGCGCACGCCCGATCGTCTCGCGCGAGTGCGTGATCACGGATACGCCGGTCAGCCCGTCGTTCGGCATGAACGGCAGGTGGAACATCTCGTTCTGCAGGATGACGCGCGGCGGCAATGGCGGCGGCGGCGTGTACTTGTACGCGCGCTGCCCATCGGGCGCCCAGAACGGGCGCACGCGGTCCGGGTGCAGCGGCACGATCTCGAACGGCGGCAGGTCCGTGCTCGGCACCAGTTCGTTGTAGAAGTTGCCGCGCAGCAGGACGTGCTGCATCAGCATGTCGATCCATTCGAAGCTCGACTGGAATCGGTTCGGCTGTTCGTGCAGGCGGTGATAGAGCGGGCGGGCGGTCGCGCGCGCCTTCTTCCGCGGGTCCTGCTGGTCGAGCAGGTAGAGCAGGAGCGAGAGCGAAGCCATCGTCTCGCCGATGTACCGCACGCATGAAAGGACCGTCGCCTCGTGCATCGCCGTCGTCGGCGTCACGGTCTCGCCAGACGCGGTGTCCGACCCGCCGAACCACTCCGCGAGCACGGGGTCGCGCGGGTGAAGAGGGTTCACCACCAGCGCGCGGCGTTCGGCCATCCTCGAGATGATCGGCATGCGCTACCGCTCCTTCTCGCTGTCAGCACCGCCGGCCGCGCCCGGAGAGCCCGGTGATGTCAGCCAGACGCCGAGCCCGAACAGCCCGACGCCGGCAACGATGATGCCCGCGGGCAGGTAGATCAGCGCGACGCCGGCGGCGGCGAGCGCCAGCCCGCCGAAGACGTAGGTGTCGGTGTCGCTGGCGATCGCGACGATCGCGGCGGCGAATGCGCGGAGCCCTGCCTTGGCTGTGGTGTGGATCCGCTTCCATCGCGGCAGCCGGCGCAGCAGCCAGGGGGGTCGCATCGTCATTACACGAACTCCAATCGCTCGTCTTCATATATGCTCCGGCCGGCGGCCGCGTCATCGACATTCGCCCTGGCCATCGCGTTAAGCAGCGCGGACGCCCCGTCGATCCGTTCCGTGCTCTTTTCCTTATCGGGGCGCATTAGCCCGCGCGGACCATGCAGGATCGCCACGTTCGAGATATTCCAGTCGAGCACCGGGTGGCCGCCGTGTTCCAGTCCGCCCGCCTTCACCATGCGCTCGACTTCCGCGACGGGCGCCGTAAGGTTCGCCATCGTCTGGCGCAGCTCGACCATGAGGAGCCCGGCGTCTTGCAGGTGCAGTGTCAGCTGGCCGGCGAACGTCGGGTCATACGGGACCTCGACGATCTCGTAGTCGCTGGCCGCCTGCAGCAGCGCTTCTTCGATGAAGTCATAGTCCGTCGTATTGCCGGGCGTCGTCTCGATCGCGCCCGCGCTCACCCATTCGTCATATGGCACGCTGTCGCGGCGGCTGCGGGTCAGGATGTCGTCGGCCGGGCACCAGAAGCGCATGATCAGCTTCCACTTCTCGCCGTCCTCGACAGGCGGAAACAAGAGCGCGAAGGCGCTCAGGTCGGAGACTCGCGCGAGGTCGAGCCCGCCGAAGCAACGCCGGCCGAGCAACTCGGCGGGCAGGTCCTGCCACGAGACAGGTCCGGCGCAGCGGTGCCAGCGGTCCATCGACAGCCACTTCGTCACCTGCTGCGTCCAGATGCAGAAGTTCAGCCGCAGCACTTCGTTCAGCTGCGCAGGCATGCCGAGCGCCTCGCGCACCAGCTCGCGCAGGTACTTCAGCTTGATCGAGATGCCCAGGTTGGGGTTCGGTTTCAGCCACGTCTTTTCGTCCTGCCAGTCGTCGCAGCGATCGCAGTCCGGGTCCGCCATCATGCGGCCGCTGTTGGCGCACTTCCTGCAGGCGTCGAGGTGGGCGATGTACCCGAACCACGAGTCGTCGCGCAGGGTCCCCGTCAGCACCTTCTCGCTGTACTCATGGTGGCGCCAGCAGACCGTCTCACGCCCGACGCCGCTGTTCGTGATCTCGATGAACAACGGGTTCCGCCGCCCCTTCGTCTGCTTCCGCAGCTTGACGACGACCTGGTCATTGGGATGCTCGTGCAGCTCATCGATCAGGCCGATATGTAGCCGCAATCCTTCGAGGCTCTTGGCTTCTGAGGAAACCGGGCGGAAGAAGCTGCTTGTATCCAGGACGGCCAGGTTCCCGACGCGTCGCTCGACGTGCGCCGAGAGATAGGGCGATCCCTCCACCATCCGCCATGCGTCACGGAAGACGATCTTGGCCTGGTCTTTCCCGGTCGCGGCCGAGTAGATCTCGGCGGCAGGCTCGCCGTCGGCGACGAGCCCGTACAACCCGATGCCAGCCGCCATCGGAGACTTGCCGTTGCCCTTCGCCACCTCGATGTACGCGGTGCGGAAGCGGCGGGAGCCGTCGCGCGTGTACCAGCCGAACAGGTTGCCGACAATGAAGCACTGCCATGGCTCGAGGTTGAACGGCTTGCCGGCGTGCTCCCCCTCGGCCAGGACCAGGACGTTTCGGAAAAAGCGGATCGCGCGCTCGCCCGCCTCCGGCTTCCAGATCAGCCCGCGCTTCACGCCGCTCTTGAGGTCCTGGAGATGTCGTTTGCAGGCGAGACGCACCAGCTTGCCGGCGAGGATCTTGCCGTTCGTGACGGCGAGCGCATACGCCGTGGCCGAGTCCGGCGGGCCGGGACGCCGGGCGCGCTCGCCCGCGCCGTTGCTGGTGGCCGTCCGTCGGGGCGTCGCCGGTGGCGCGTTCGCCTTCAGCGCGTTCGGCCTAGCTCTTGGAGGCGCTGCTGTTACCACCCAGGAATTCTCCTAGCGGGTTCGATGTGTCCTTCGGCTTCGAGCTCTTCACGCGCGTCCGCGAGCTCGGCGACAACCCGAACTCGACCGCCGCGCGGAGCATCTGTTTCTTGGCCTTGTCGGCCAGCTCAATGAAGGGGTTGAACATGGGGATGCCGTCCTTCCACAGGACGATGCCTGTATCAAGGACCTGCCGTTCCGCCTCCGCCCAGCGCGCATAATCGACGCAGTAGGCGGCGAGCGCCGCGCGGTCGAGCTGTGTCACCAAGCCCTGGTCGAGCAGCTGCCGCCCGATCCGCTCCCACTCGGCCAGCGCGATCTCGTTCAGGTGGTCAGGCGGTTCTGGTAGATCGGGTTCTGGCTCAGGCTCGTCTTCAGGCAGCGGCCGGTGGCCGGCGTTCCCTCCGACGAGTCTGAGTTTCGTAGGCTTTGGTTTTCTTCCGCGTGGTGGCATTTTCTATTTTGCGGACCGCTAATTTCAATTTCGCGAGCGCACGCGTTTCACTGCGCCGGTCTAGCTCTAAAAATTGTTTAGAGATTTGCGTGGCCCTCCCCATTGGAGGGCCACGCCTGACTGCCCCTGGCGGTGCCTGTGGGGTTGCACGAAAAGGATAGCTTTTCGCCCAGTGGTCGTTCGACTCCCGCGCCGTGAGCGGCACGAGGCGAGGCTGAAGCTGCGAGGTGTTGATCAACATTAGCGTTTAGGCCTCGAACCCGTAAACCGGCCATCCTCGCGCGCCGTCTTCGACGAGTGGTGCGGATGACACAGCGACTGCAGGTTGCCGTGGGCATCGCTCCCGCCGGCGCTACGCGCGACGATGTGGTCGACATCGGTGGCGACGGTGCATGTCCCCTCCGCCGCGCATTGTCTACACCGCGGTTCGATCGACAGATGCGCTGCGCGGATCGCCTGCCACAGCGCGCCATACCCGCGTTGCGCCGAGCGGCCGCGCTGGCGCTCGTACGACCGCTGGCGCTTCGCAGCGCAAGTCGGGCAGCGCGTTGACTTCGTCAGGCGCGAACACGTTGATTCCGCGCAAGGTGAGAGTGGCTTGGTGGGCATTGGTGCGCCGATCTACTTGCTGCCGGCGCGGGCGGATGTCTTCTTCTTCGTTCGGCGTTCTGCGATGGTCGCGGTGCGCCCGTTGTGAGAGACGCTGATCTTACTGATCCCGCTACCGTCCTGATCGACGATTCGCTGCATGTTCTTCTTGAAGCCTGCCACGGCTTCGGACGCTGCGGGCGGCATAGTTGAGCGCGCGAAGGTGGTCAGCCGCGAGCCAGATGACGAATGTCGCACTCGGCGAAGTGGCGCGCGAGGCCGGACGTCTTGATGCACTTGCCCAGCGTGGCCGCTCCGCGGTCCGTGCCGCCTTCGCGCTTCCAGAGGAACGTCAAGGTGTGCCAATTTTGGCGTCGGCTTGTGACCGTTCTTGGCGCTCATTAGGGCTCCTGTTCAAGGGGTACAAAAAACCGCCGGTGGCGGCGCTTTGCCCGCTCGGCGGCTCCATTCGAAATTACTTCAGTTTGACTCTAGCAGGGGGTTGACATGGTGTCAAGTGGCAACGCAGATTCGCAATTAGCTCGGCGGATTCACCATTCGCCCAGCTCTTCCGCGAGCGCGGTCACCACCGCCCGACGCCAGTCGCGCGTCGTGCGATCCGCAGCGGCCAGTTCGGCCTCGATTCTATCATGCGGCCAGCGCTCGAAGTAGTACACCTCGACGAGACGACGCCAGCGCTCAGGCAGTCGCTCGAGCACCGCCTCGATGCCGTTCACGACGGCGCGCAGGCGCAGCAGGTGCGGGTTTGCGGCGAGCGCGCCGGCGCGCTTCGGCGTCGGGTCGCTCCACTCCGATGATGCGGCCTGATCAGCGCGCTGCGCGTCGTATGCGATGCCCATTCCGCGCTCGGTGATCTCCCGCGTCAGATCGACGAGCCGCGCCTTCGTCGTGTTGTAGTCGCGCAGTTCCGCTTCGAGGTAACGGAACGTCTCGCCGCGGAGGGCGCCGCGAGGGCGCAGGGGGCGCCGAACGGCGGGCGGTGCATTCATAGCGCCATCACCGTCTGTTCCATGCGTTTTGCCGCGATCATGGCTGACGGAGCCGGGCCCAGGTCCTTCGCCGCGCGCAGCGTCGTCCCGCTGCCCATGAAGGGATCCAGGCACCGTCTCGGGCCCGAGAAGGCTCAGCGCCCCCGTGAAGAGCCCCAATGGGTCGGCGGACCCGGCGAACTCAAGCATTGCGTTGGGCCAGACGGGATCAGTTATCACCGAGCTGCCCCCCCCAAGTCGGGCAGCAGGTCCCGGCAATCGCCATGGTAGATCGTCACCGCATCATCCTCGTAATACGGCTTCATCGCAAAGCCCCGCGCGGTGCGGGCCGCAGCGGCGGGTACAGCTGCGGCCGGGCGGAGAACCCGAGCGGCGGCCGCAGCTCCTGCATCGTGTAGGCGCCGCCGAACCAGCAGTAGATGGCGGCTGCGACGAGCCGCGGGTTGAACGCGCGGCATGAGAACACATCGATCAGCAGGCGGCGGCCGCGGCCGTGGATGCTGATATGGGACTCCGCGATCAGCTGGTACGCCCACCACTCGTTCGGGTTGGCGCGCTCGTCGACGACGACCGTGGGCGCCGCGATCGCCTTCATGTCGATGACGCGCACGATGTCGTCCAGGAACTTGCGCAGCTGCCGTTCGGTCGGGATCTGGCGGTGAGGCTCGGCGGGCCCGAGCTGAACGCCGCCGGGGCGCTCGCCCAGATCTACCACCCCATCCCACGCCCAATGATGCTTCTGCAACTCGGGCAGCTGGCGCGTTGCGCCGTTCGTCATCGTCATGGTCGGGCTCGGCCGGCCTTGGCCGGCGCGGCCTGCCACACCACGACCGCGCTCGGGAACGGCGCGCCGGTCGGTACGTAGCGATCGCAGCCGCAGCCGGCGCACACCCCGCCGACGTGCTCGGTCGCGCAGCTCGGGCGGCCGCCGGGGCAGCGCGCGCATGGGGCGCCGACGAACTTCACGCGATGATCGAGGAATTGACACATCGTCAGAAGCCGATGAGAGCTATCGACTTCATCAGCGTTGACGTTCACGTCCCAGCGGCGCAAGACATACTGCTGCCACCACTTGGTGTCCGGCCGCACAGGTAGCAGCGCGAGGGCGTGGCGGCGGACGTGGCCCGCAGCGACCTCACCGACGATGCGCGCCACCCACACCTTCAGCTCGTCGCCGTATGGCGGGTTGACGTATGCGGCGTCGCAGTCCCACGGCTGGATTAGGCCGTCGAGGGCGTCCGTGCTGCCGTCGAAGAAGCGGCCGCCGGCGCGGTGGATCCGGAACGCGCTGTAGTGGTGCTCGCGCTGGCCGCATGGGTCGAGGTCGAATGGGCCGTATTTCGCCCACAGCTCGTCGAACAGCGCGGCCGGCGTCTCCCAATCGGCGCGCTGAGCCCGGCGCATGTAGGCACCGCCGGATCCGGTGGGTGCCGCCGTGGCCATGGCGCCGCCCTCACTAGCAGAGGTGGCGTTGGTAGGCGCGCGCTTCCTAGGCAACCTTCGTGCTCCTGGCGGCCACAGCGCGCGGTGCTGTTAGCCGCTCATAACGCCCGGCGCAGGAGCCGAACGGGCGGCCGAGCGCGCGGCCGATCTCATGCCAGCTCGCCCCGGTCGACCGCAGCGCCAGCAGCCGCGCATCCTCGAGCGGCGTGAAGCGCCGCGCCGCGATCCCGACGCGCGAGCGCTGGCACGGCGGGATGAAGCGGTAGCCGTCGGCGGGGCGCGCCAGGTCCGACTCAGGAATCCACCAGTTGCCCCACCGGCGAGCGTTCGGGAAGAGCCCGCGCTGAATCCAATCGTGAACCGATGCGCGGCCGACAAAGTAGCGCGCGGCGACCTGGCCCGGCGTGAGGTAGATGCCCTCGGGAACGTCGCCGCGCACGCGCTGCGCGAACTCCCGCAGCCGCCGCTCCGTGATCCGCTCGACGCGCCAGACGTGCCAGTAGTGCGGGTCCTCGAGGAACGCCAGTATATCGCCATATAGCACCGACGTGCGGCGGCCGCGGCCAGCGCTGAGCTGGCCACGCGCCGAGGCATGTAGCCAACCAAGCGCCACCCACTTCGCGACGGTCTTCGAGCAGCCGATGCCGAGCGCGGTGGCGAGCCGCCGCGCGCTATACGGGCGCAGCGCCCGCCGCCGGTGGTGCCGCTTCATGTACACGTCGATGGCGGTGACGGTCCGGCTGCCGCCCATCCGCAGCGCGATCGTAGCGCTGGACAGTCCGGCCTCGATGCCTGTGAGGAGCTGCAGCCGCTCGCGCTCCGACCAATATTTCGGATGGCAGTACATCGGCGCACGGCCGTCTCGGCGTCTCATGGCGTGCAGGCCGCTCCCGCTGCCACTGCGCAGCGACTACACAGGTCGACAGCCGGGTCGGTGTGCGTCCAGCTGCAGCCGCCCTCACACGCGCGGTCATCGGTGCAGCCGCAGCTCTGACACGTTCGTGTTGGCGCAGCGGCCGGTGGCTGAAACGCCATCGGATGGCCATCGCCCGGCCCTCCGTACAGGTCCGGGTTGAGCAGTGAGAGCGCGCGATAGACCGCGCAGGTCGTCAAGTGGCGGATCGTCAGCGCCGCTGGGTCCTGTGACACGGAGGGCGCCGAAGCGGCGCAATAGTTGCAGACGCGGCGGCCGGAAGGTTCGTGCAGCACGGGCCGATCGCCCTTGACGAGGTCGGCGAGCAGCTGGCGCGAGATCCACAGCTGGTCGGGATGGCGCTGCTGGCGTTGGGGAGACTGATCAGCCATGTAGTGCTTCCCGTTCGGCGTGCAATTCCCCCGTCGTCGGTGGCAGGGTGAGGCCCAGCTGCGGGCCCGCGGGCGGCGGCGTTCCATCGAGCTCCGCGAGCTGCTTGGCCAGCGCGGTGATACCGGCCGGCGTCAGCTCGAGCAGTTCGAAGCGCACGACGAACAACTCTTCGCCGCCGGCGCGCCAATCATTCCAGAACTGGCTGGGCAGCGAGCCGTCGGGGCCGCTGCCGACCAGCGCGCCGATCTCCTCGAGGTAGGCCAGCCCCTCCGCTTCGTAGTCGGAGTCGGGGGCGATCGCGACGCTCTGCAGGTAGGGGGCGGAGCGCAACTTGATGTTCGCGATATGGATGCCGTGCAGGCGCGGCGAGCGGTCGTAGGCCTGGCAGACCTCGCCGGCGCGGAACGAGCGGGCCCACTTCGGCACCCACTCGCGCCGCGTCACGCTCTTCCGTCCGGCCAACAGCGCCGGCGTCGTCCAGGCGAACGAGATGATGCGGCCGGTGGCGCTGGCCAATAGCTACGCCTCCGATGTTGGCGTCGTCGCTGCCGCCGGCGTCGATGTCACTGGCTGCACCAGCCGATGGCCCGCGCGCAGGCAGTTGCGACAGCCGACGCCCTTCCACGACCGCTTCGCGTTCGCCTCCGGCACCGTCAGGCCGCAGCGTGTGTGCTGGCGCGGGTTCTTCTTGCCGATGACTCCGAGCCCATAGTGCATCGCGGTTGGCCGGCGCGGCTTTCGTTTCGGTCCGATCTTCCGTCCCATCGCGTGTTTGCCTTCCTTCCGAGCGCGTTTGCGCTCTATGACTCTCTCACCATCACGAACGGGCCGCTGTTCCCGTCCCTCGCGGCGTCCGCGGCGACGTCGACGCCGAAGGTCCAGGCGACGGCCTGCTGGCAGGTCTGCATCGCCGGTGGCACGCCCAGCACGTACTGGTGGCCGGTGGAGGGGCAGTCTACGACGACGACGCGCGCTTCGCGGTCCGGCATGTTGGGCATGGGGATGGCGAGTAGGCGCCGTGTGTTGCCCTGGCCATCGACGTCGCGGTGGATGATCTTCGCTTCGCTCTCGGCCGCGAAGCGCTCGATGCCGACGCGCTCGAGCATGACGCGCGCGACCTCGGCGTTCGCTTCCTCGATGATCTCCATATGGGTGATCGACTGCGGCTGCTCGATCACGCGCGGCGGGACGCGGACGCCATGCCAGACGTGCAGCGACCAGCCGTCCGGGTACTGCAACGCGGGGCCGTCTTCGCGGTGCAGGCGGTTCGCGAACTCGCCTCGATCCGGCAGCGGTTCCAGCGCGAGCGTGCTGGGTCGCTCCGACACCCAACAGATCTTCTCGTGCGGGAACGCCCAGCCGGCAGACCGTCCGAGCTCCCAAAGGCCAGCGAGCTTCTCCGTCTGGTGTTTCAGCCCGATGCGAGCGAAGAAGTCGTAGAAGCTGAGCCATTCAGCGTCGTGTTGGCCATACACGCTGGCCCGGACGCTGTCCCGGACGCTGGCCCAGACGCTGTCCCGGACGCTGTCCCAGACGCTGTCCCGGACGCTGGCCCCGACGCTGTCCCGGACGCTGTCCCAAACGCTGTCCCGGACGCTGGCCCCGACGCTGTCCCGGACGCTGGCCCCGACGCTGTCCCAGACGTTGGCCCCGACGCTGTCCCGGACGCTGTCCCCGACGTTGGCCCGGACGCTGGCCCAGACGTTGGCCCCGACGTTGGCCCAGACGCTGTCCCGGACGCTGGCCCAGACGCTGTCCCAGACGCTGTCCCAGACGTTGGCCCCGACGCTGTCCCGGACGCTGTCCCGGACGCTGTCCCAGACGTTGGCCCCGACGCCGTTCCAAACGCTGTCCCGGACGCTGGCCTTCTTCGTGATCAGATCTAGGACGATCGAGCGCGTCAGCGCGAGGCTCATCGGCGAGCCACACCAAACGATCCGCTCGGGCGCCTTCTTCCCGCCGCATTCGTACATCAGGCGGATCGCCCGCTCGGCGGCGACGCGGTCGGCGGGGCGCGTGTCGAGGCCGGCGGCGATCCACTCATCGCGCACGATGGGGATCAGCGCCTGCTGTTTCGCCGTCAGCCGTTGGATCTTGTGCGCGGCCGCGGCGAGTTCGCCGGTGGAGAGCACGCGACCGTCCGGCCCGACCTGGCCCTGGCCCTGGCTGTAGCCCTTCGCCTTCTTGTTAGTCGGCAACGTTCCGGATCTCCCCGCCGAGCGTATACTCGCGCTGAATCTTCACCTGGTACACGCCGGGCTCGAGCACTTGCGGTCCGTGTTCCTCGTGCGTCAGGGTCGCGCCCTTGCCGGCCGCGTCGCCCTCGACCACGATGTAGCGCTGCTCGCCGGCGTGCCACATCGAGACCTTGTGCGGAGCGAGGATGCGGTGCGCGTGGCCGGTGACTTCGCCGTAGGCGAGAACGAGATCGGGCCGCGGCAGGTCCTGCCGCTTGGCGTTCATCGGCAACGTCGCGATCGGGAAGATCCCGACGTCGCCCTGGCGGATCATTTTGATTGGCTGCGGCTTCATCGTGTTGCTCCTGCTCCTTCCAAACTGCGTGAACTCCTAACCGGCATCTCGTCGTGCAAGCGGCCGTCGAGCCATCGCCCGCCACTCTTCGGTGTAGGCCCGCCCCATTGCTTGAAAAAGAAGGGCACGTCGGCGGCGGTGCATTGATCACGGAGTGAGCGAACCCACTCGTGCGGCATCGGCCGGAAGCCGTTGCCCGATTCACCGCCGACGATCACCCAATCGAGGAACGGCCCGCCGAGCTTGCGCGCGGCGGCCGCGACCTGAGCGAGAGCGCGCAGCTTTATAGGGTCGATGGTGCCGCAGACCGTGACATTCGCCGTCAACCACGCCCCGAGATCCACCGGCCCCAGTAGGGGCTCCGCGCTGATGAACCGCACGGCCGCCGGCGTCGCCAGCAGCAGCGGGATCCTCTCATCGGCGAAGTGCTGATTCTCGACCGACACGCCGAGCCAGACATTGGGCAGCGGCCAATGGGGCAGAAAGGTCTCTTCCTGAATGCCGTGCGACTCATGCCAAGCGGAGGCTCGATTCAGCGCCGTGGGCGACACCTTACCGAACAAGCTCGTGACCGCGCCGAGCATCCGCCATTGAACGTCCGTTCCTGGCTTCCAGCCCGTGCCGTCATTGTCAACGTGATAGTTGTTGCCTGGCTTCGGTCGCGTCATATAGGATCGCATTCGCTCCGGGCGCTTTGTCAGCACTTGAAACGTGTGCATCGGCGCGAGCGCCATCACCGCGAAGACGCGATCGATCAACTCGTCAGGCACGTCGTCGTGGAAGAGATCGCTCAGGCTGTTGACGAAGATGCGGCGGGGCCGCCTCCACCGCAGCGGTAGATCGAGGCGGTCCAGGTGCAGCTGCAGGCCGCCGCGCGTCGTCGACGCGTTGCCGACGCGAACAAACGGGCGCGGCTGGCCGGCCGCGCCGCGGAACGGCGGCGTCCTTTCGATGTAACAGTGGGCGCAGCCCGGCGAGACGCGCGTGCAGCCAGTGAGGACGTTCCACGTCGCATCCGTCCAGCCGATCTCGCTTTTGTCGCTCATCGATTTGGCGCGCTCCCTTATTCGCTCGGCGGTGAACTGGGCGGCGGCCGCAGCGGCGCGGGTTGGCGTTCTCGGCCTTCACGGACGCCAGGCTCCGCCGGCCGGCGGGTCGTCTGCATTTCGCTCGGCGCTTTGGCGACGGGTGCTGGCCTCTCCGGCCTGTCCGGCCAGCACGGCGCTGTCAGGTGTGGCGCAGCGACGAAGACGCGAACGCCCGCGAGGCGATAGCTTAGGGCAATGCACAGCGCGATCCCCGCCAGCACGCCGAGTGCGATGAGGCCGACGCCCCACAGCGGTAGGAACCAATTCGGCACGACGTAGTCGAGCATCGCGCTACTCCTTCGCTTTTCGTTCCATCGGCTCGATGTAGCAGCGCGGGGTGCCGCAGATCGACGTGATGGCGAGCACGAGCCGCCAGCTCTTCATGTTGCCGCTCATGCCCTGGTGGAAGTGCTGGCCATGGCGCGCGAAGAAGGCCTTCAGCTGAGCCGCCGTCTCCGGCATGACGCTGCTGGTATGCGCGGCCATCAGGCGGGCACCTCCGCTTCGCGCTGCGCGGCGGCCGCCGCTCGCGCGGTCTTCCGGCGTTCCTCCGCCTGGCGATTCGTCTCGGCGGTATGGCACTTCCGGCACAGCGTCTCGAGGTGTTCCTGGTGGTTGTGGCAGCCGCTTGCATAGCCGCCGCCGGCGCGGGGCGTACGGTGGTTCACCTCGAGGCCAGCGCGTTGATACTGCGCGTATTTCGATCGGCCCAGCCGGCGGCCACGGCGGCGCAGGCGCGGGTCGTCGTCGGTAGCCGGTCGGAGTTGCGCCTTCTCTCTCGGTTCGCCGTCGCCGCCGCAGCGGACGCAGCGGCGGTCGCGCCGGATGGCGAAGGCACGCGCCGTGTTCCAGTCGTGGTTGACACGCCACCAGTGGGTGCACGCGGCGCTGCAGAACCACTTCACTCCGCGAGCGACCTGGTCGTCCGTCAGCTGCCCGCCGCAGGTCGCGCAACTGCCGCAGCCCGGCTTCCAGAGCCAGCCTTCGCCGCCGTCTTCGTAATCGTCGCAGTAGGTCGGGTAGGGCATGGCGGGGATATCCGCGCCGGCGCGCTGGCCGGCAACGGTCACGCGCGGCTGCGGCCGTTCGAGCGATGGAGCTAGCAGCTCAGCCTTCGTTTGCGCGCCGCGGCGCTCAGGCTCGCTCATTGCGGTTGGTCGTCCTCGTCGGCCGGGCGGGTCAGTTGCCGGCAGTACCAGTTCAGGTATTGCGCCGGCGAGACGATGTTGTCGCGCCAGTGGAGCGTGAGCCCGTCGCCGAAGTCGAACTCATCGACCTCGGAGCGGTCCAGATGGGTCGTCATGTCGCGCAGCGCTTCGATCACAAGCCGAGCGCCATATTTTGCCAATAGGGCCCGGCCGCCGACGAACTTCGGCAGCCCAGCTAGCGTGCCGCGACGGCTGGATTCCTTCGGTGGGTGAACCTCGAACGGCCTCATCCGGCGAGGGATCTCGGCGGGGCAATATTTCTCGAGCCACGCCACCACCCGGCGGTCCATCTTCGCCAGCGGCCGCGCGCGTCGCGGTGCTCCGCGCGCCTTGACGGACGGTTTTGACGGACTGACTGATAGACGGACGTCCGTCTGTCTGTCCATCTGTCCGTCAAAAGATCGACCGTCAAGATCTTCCCGGCTGGGCGCGCGCACGCCAGGCTCCTCCGCGGGGGGCGGCACGAGGCGAGGCCACATCTGCCGGGCAGCCGCGTCTTGGCCCACCATCAGACAGCCTCTTGTGGTAGGAAATTTTCGCGGGGGACGTTGACAGCTTCGGCCGTGGCGAGGTCCATCTTGTCGATCGCGCGATCGTAGTGATTGTGGCAGGCCGTCTGTGAGATGCCGCCCAGGTGGATCGCGATCTCACCCCACGACCAATGGCGGACTTCGCGCAGCACAACGACGGTCGCCTGACGCTCCGTCAGCGCGGGCCATCGTCCGATCGCCGCCGCGACGTCGCGGCCCAGCTGCTCTCGAAACCGCCGGTGAAGCGCATCGGGGTGATGGTGCGACAGGCGGTTCCGCAGGTAGAGGACGCCGGGGAGCCGTGCGAGACGCGTTCCAGATCGCGCAGCCTTCATCGTAAACGCACCTCAACGTGCTGTTCGCGGCCGTCCATCGCCTCAGCGATGTCGACTGCGGCGAAAGCGACGAGATCGTTTTCGAGCACGCCGGCATCGACAAGCCCGGCTAGGCCGTGACGCAGCATCGCGAGCAGGTTCGTTTTGTCGCGCCGCCGACGTTCGCGTGTGAAGAAAATGACGTCGGCCTCGACGGGGCTGGTGAGTGGCAGCCGGAATGCGCCGGAGCGACGCTCGTTCATCGTCTGCGCGCGTGCCTTGTCGTGGCACTCCTGACGATAGCTGGCGGTTGCGGCATCGCGGTCAGCGCCGGACACCCGGGTGTTCACGCTGAGCGCGGCGGGCGGGTAGGGGAGGACAAGCCGCAGCCGGCTCTTCGCGTTGGTGCGGCTGCCAAGTTCGAGCTGCGCCGACTCGCCGTCGGGGATGAGGTGCGCGCTGATCGGACGGCCGCGCTGTTCCATCTTCGCGACGGCGGGCAGGATCCGCAGCGTGTTGCGGTCGAGCGGGACGCGCACGACCAGGTCGATGTAGCCCAGGCGGTCGCCGTCTCGCGCCCTCGTGTTGTGATAGCGGAGTGTCGCGAACGGGAAATGTGCGCCGGCGGGCCCGCCGTGGGCGGCCCGGCCTTCGTTCGATCGTGCGCTGTCCTTGCGCCTCACCGCTATTGCCTCCCTGCTTTAAGTTGTTTGCCTAGCTGCGCGCCGGGCGTTCGGTGCATTCGCGCGCGGCAACGCGGCTTGTCGTACCGCTGCCACGGTCGCGCCGGCCAGAACTTAGTGCCGCAAGTTGGGCACGTATAGCGGCGACGGAACCGACCGTCAGGGCCTTTTGTACGCGTTTCGGGGCGCTTAGCACCGGCCACACTACTCCGGGTACCGTTCGTCGAAAATGTCGCGCCAGGCGGGCCACGTCGCCCACGCGAACGCAGCGATGAAGAGCAGCGCGGCGACTAGGCCGCTGAGTGCGGCATGGTGAGACAGCAGCGGCGACAGCCCGTTGCCCGCAAGAGCGCAACTTCCCGGAAGCGAACTCGCGGACGCGGAGCCGCCGCCGCTGAGGCGGGGCGATGGGAACGGCGTTTGGTGCGCGGCCCGGAGTCGAACCCGATCCCCAGGCTTATGAGGGCGGGCAGCGCGATTTAGCCGCTTGTCCTCCGCGCGGCGTGTTGGCTGGCGCTGGCTGTCCGGCACCGGGATGACCCGAGCTACTGCGCCGTTCGTGTTCGCTGGCGGGCAGTGGCGGCTACACGCCTGCGTCGAGCGGGCAACGGCAGCTCCGGCCATCGCGGGGCCGGACGACCGGAACCGTACGGCCAGCCCTCTGACTTGCGCCGTTACCGCCGAGGGCGCCGCAGCTGGGGAGTAGCTGGCGGCGCGATCGCCGTCGCCGTCTTCCGGAACGCCACCGCGTTCGTTGAGTTGCTGGTGGCTATCGGGAGCGGTAGGCGGGGCGATCCGTGCCGGGGTGGTGGACGCTGCGTTGGAAGCTAGGTCAGGGGTGGCTGGCCGGTTTGGCCGTGAAAGGGGCGCTTTCCCTGCCAATTCATCGCCAGGAGGGCGATTCCTATGCAGATGATGGACTACGCCGTTTTCTATCACCCGTCCAAGATGGACATAGCCCGTTGGAATGAGGAGGGGGATTCGCCCCGACGTCACCTCAAGGAGCTGTTGGCTAAGTCCGATGGCGGCGAATGGGAGCCGATCTCCCACAGTCTGGCCGTCGTCAACGGCGACGCGCTCACCACATTGCTGGCGAGGCGGCTCAGGGACGCGGATGAGCCGGCCGCTGATTTCGTGATCGCGAGTCTGCCGGTCTCGGACGCAGGGGTCGTCCTCGCGATGAAGGGAGGCGCTAGTGCGTAGGAATGATGATCTCGCGGACCTCCCGAACGATCGACCTGACGCCGCAATGCCGGCATCCTTCGTCAAGCCCTGTCGCGGCGGTCCCTTGCGCCCCGCCGCGATTCCAGCAGTGGCCGATCGTTCGCTCGCACTCTTCGGGCGTGAGTCTGTACTTCCGCGGTTCGTCGTCGGGCATAGGACTCCCTTCGGGGTAGACCGCTCAAAGGAGTGAGCGCCTGTGTCGTTCGTGCATCCCTGCATGGAAGCCATTATCAGGCATCACCTGATAACTGTCAAGGGGTTTTGAGGACGTTTTGGGCACGAATTTCAGATCGGACTTGACGACTCGGCGCGGTCGTCCTAGAATTAGGCAGATGTCCGGAACACCTATCGGCAATCTCGTCGGCAAGGAGCGAAAGCGCCTCGGCTGGACGCTGCAGTCTCTGGCGGATGAATGCGCTAGGAGTGGTTGGCCCGTGACACCTCAGGCGCTGAACGACATTGAGATGGGCAGGACGCGTGTGCCTCGCGGCGGTCTTCTCCGGGTGCTGGCCGCCCTCTTCGGTAAAGACTTCGACGAGCTCGTTCGAGCCGTTTATTCCACCCCGCAAGGAGTCGCGAGCTAGATAGAAACACCGGCGGGCGAGCCGTGGCGGGACAGCTTCCGGCTCTACCTCTTACGCCAGGGACTGGCACAATCCACAGCCCGGGGCTACGTCCTCGACGCCCTCTATCTGCGACGTTGGCTGGCCGCCCGGCCGGACGCGCCGAACGCGCCGGACGCGCCGCCGATCGACATCGACGCCGCCACGCGGGACGACATTGTCCAGTTCATCGACTGGTATCGCAGCCGCTACTCGCAATCGGCCACTGTCCGCCGCGTCGCCGCCCTCCGCCACTACTTCCGCTGGCTGATCGAGCAAGGGCGCCGATCTCCGGATGACGACCCCACCGCCGGCATCCGGTTGAAGCACCCGCCGCCGGTCGCGAAAAAACCATTCGCCGACGACCAGCTACAACGACTGTACGCCGCCTGCAAGCCGAACCGGCCGCACGAACGGGCCGCCGTGCTGCTGCTCATCGATACCGGGCTGCGCCTCTCCGAGATCGCGGGGCTGCGGCGCAAGAACGTCGACGAAGAGCAGGGCGTCATTCGCGTGACGGGCAAGGGGTCGAAGGAACGGCTTCTAGCGCCGACGCCGCGATCGCTGGCCGCGCTGCTTGCCACTATGGTCGACGCCGGGCCGGACGGTGCGCTGCGGCCGCGCGACTATCCCTGGTACAGTCAGCGCCTGCACGGCCCGATGACGAAGGACGGCTTCTATGACATGATCCACCGGCTCGGCCGCCGCGCCGGCGTCGATGTCGCGCATATCCGCCGGTTCCGCACGACGTTCGCCTGCAACATCATCGAGGCAACGGATGGCGATGTCGGCTCAGCGCAGGTCCTGATGGGGCACTCGAAGATCGAGACGACGCTGCAGTACGCGAGCTGGACACGCGTCAACCGCGCCCTGAAACAGCAGCGCCGCGTCGGGCTGGCGGACCGTCTCGTGGGGTAGTAGACTGGCGGCTGCAAGAAAGGCGGTGCTCGAAATGCGCGACTCTCGCGATGACAAGCAGCACTACGAATACTTTGTGCACTCGAAGTGGGTCGGCTGGTGGGGCGGGTTCGGAAGCGAGAATGACATCGCCGACATTCTCGACACCGGGAACGCGAACGGCTGGCGTTTGATCAGGACAGACGTCGCGACCTTCATGTGGTTCTTCATTCTGCCCCGCCGCAAGCTCCTGCTGATCTTCGAGCGGCCGGCGGTCGTTGCTCCCGCCGCTCCAGCACCACCGCTAGCCACACGGGCGACGGCGGCACCTGCAGAAGCACCTCCGGCCAGCGCGCCGCGCATCGACGCGCCGAAGCGCGCCGGCGACGGGCCGTTCGCGCGCTAGCCGGCGTCCGGCTCCGGCGTGCCGGGCGCCGAAGGAATCGCCTTCAACGTCGCCAGGTCCTTCTCCTGCAGATGCTGGCCGACGGCCGTCATCGCATTGAAGTGCGCGGCGTCGGCGTCGTGCACCTTATACGGCCCGTCCGGGCCGATGAGGATGCGATAGGACCGGAACGGCTTGCGCGCCTGCTCACGCGGCGTCTTCGCCCAGCAGAACCATCCGATGAAGTCAGCCATGTCTTCCTCCTTCGCCGCGCCAACGCCGAGGCGCCGCGCGATCTCGTCCCATGGGATGCGGTTGTCGGGGCAGCTCGTCGAGCCGCCGCCCCACACCTCCACGCACTCGTGATGCTCCCAGGCGGTGCGGACGTCCGGCGCGCCGCGGTTGAACGTCCAGCCCTTGAGCGCGGACAGCTCTCGGATGATCCGCAGGTCCGTCGCGATCTGCGCTTCGCGCAGCGGCTCGCTTTCGTTGGGGTACCCGCCGTCGTGCTCGAACGCGTTGAACGCGATGTTCGCGTGGCCGTTGCCGCTCGCCCAGCAGGAGACGTCGATCGGGTAGTGCTGGATCAGGGCGCCGCCATATGCGACCCAGCCGGTGACGCTGGCCGCCGCGTACGCGCTATAGCGGCTCGGGTCGTTCGGGTCGCGTTCCTTGCTGTCGAGCCGCGACCGCCAGCCAGGATAGAACCCGACCGCGCTGTGCAGGACGACGCCGCTCGAGAGGCACGGCGCGCTATAGCGCTTGTCGGCGGGGCCGGGATCGCGCTCCGCCCAATCGAACCAACCGTCAGCGCTAATCATTCTGTCCACTCTCCCGCCTTTAGGTAGCCGTGATATTGTGTGTCGCCCTGAGTCATCAGGATCGACGGCTCGACCGTGATCGTTCCGTCGTCGTGCTCCTCGATGTTGTGCGCCGAGAGGTTGCCGATGAAGCCGCTGTTTGGAGCGTGCGCCCACCAGACGCCTTCGTTGTCTTTCATGTAGGCACCCCGCGTCGCCGTTAGATCGCCCCAGGTGTGAACTCGCGTCCCCTTCACAGCGCCTCCACCTCCGCTACGAACGCGCACAGCCACGCGCAAAACGCTGCGAGGAGCCAGAGCGCGCAGATCATGGCAGCACCCCGATCAGCCCAGCGTCGAGCTGTAAGATGAGCAGCGCGTCTATCGGGTTGACCCGCCCGTCGCCACTAGCGTCCGCGTTGCCGATGCAGCTCGGCATCGAGAGCCCCGCGCTGTACTGGATGACAGCGAGCGCGTCCAGCGCGTCGACCGTCCCCGTACAGTCCGCGTCGCCGCGTAAGCCGGCAGCGTTGGCGCGGCCCGCCGGCATGAGCGCGCCGGCGGCTGCGAGCGTGAGCGCCAGGCCCAAGAGCACGATGGCGCCGACGATGGGCGCCGCCGGCGCGAGCGGCGCGAGCGACGGCAGCGACGGCTGGCCCACGATCTTCTGCACCGTCCGCTCGACGAAGTACCAGCCGATCGCCGCGACGCCGAGGTTGCGGAACCAATCAGGCACGTCGCGCCCGGTGAAGATAGCGGCGATGAACGCGCCCATGAAGGCCAGCGCGATCACCGGCCGCGTCAGCGTCTTCACCACCTCCGTAAACGTCTCAGTCTTCATCTTCTTCTTCGTCTCCTCTCTCCATAGTTGGCGCCGGCGGC